TCGGATCAAGACCCAGAAAAAGAACTGTCGCAAAGGCTAAAAGGCGTGGCAATATTCGTTTAACACGTATTTCAAGCAAATCGTATAATAGAAAACATCACATAGTTAACACAATTCGCGGGGTTGCAGCCAAAGGTTCTGGCGCTTATGCTTATCTACCCATCCAGAATGCCAAAGGGATTTATCGAATCACAGGCAAGGGGAAAAGGGCTAAAATCAGAATGATTTATAGTCTTGAGAAGCGTTCAATTCCGATAAAAAAGTTACCAACGCTACTGCCTGCAGTCAATAACATAGCGCCTAGAATCCCTGGATATTACGTCGATGCTGCTGAAAAGCGGTTGAAAAAATCATTCAGTGGATTTTAAATTAGGCCGGATAGCCGTTTATGGCAAATAAAACAGCTATCGGATTTAGAGGGTTTGGGGTGAGATTTATTCGAAAATCAGTTCTGATGGCCAGTCATCAACGGTAAAAGGCGTTTTTAATGGATAAGTATAAATACCGGTAACGGCCGGATCATTGGGCATTGCTTTTAAAAAAGCGGTGTTTTCGGTTGAGTAATCCAAATTTATGCACTTTGTTTCACCAGCATTGTAATCATAACCATAGCGACTTAGCATTTTTGCTGTAATATGCGGGGTGCCTTTCGGGATATAATAAAGATTTTTATCATTGGCAATCAACTTGTTTTTTATGGGCGCTATAAACATAGTATATGTGTTTGCAGGCGAATCACCGGTAAATGAACCTCCGACTTGATAACCTTGCCCTGCACAATCATATTCTTTGTGGAATAAATAAGCTCCTGCCCAGTTTCCCGTTAATTGGCCATAACTATTTATAGTTGCTACTTCAAAATCATCATTCGGCTTGAATTTTATCTCCCACTGCTCAGCGCTGATCAATTCACCGATGACATCACCGCCGGATTTAAGTAACAGTTTTTGATCCGTTTGAGGTTCAGTTCCCTGAGTGATTTCTTCCAATTTTGATTCGAAAATATCAAGTTTTGCAATCAAGCCTTCAACTTTGCTTTTAAGATTGAAAAATTCCAATTCAATCGTGTTTTTTTTAGGCCGGTAGTATTTCTGCGACCAACCAGAACCCCATCCAGAACCCCATCCAGAACCCCATCCAGAACTCAGTCCAAATCCGAAACAAGGTGCAGTCAATAGACTCAAAAGCAAAGCAAACATAATCATTTTCTTCATCACATGTCCTGTTTTAATTGATTAATTTTAATATACAGTTGACTTATAAACATCACCATCGCCGGGGTCCTCAGCAGCTCCGGCAAGAACTTCTCCGTTCCCGATGTAGATTAGAGCATATATCGATTCGAGATCAATTCCCATTTCAATTAATGTCCAAGTGTCGCCTTCATCAATTGATTTATAAATATCTCCATCGCCGCTACTCGCGCCAGCTCCGCATAAAACACCACCCGGAATTTTTTCAATGCACCAGATATATTCGAGTTGTGCGCCCATTTCTACTTTTGCCCAGGTATCGCCTTTATTATACGATTTATAAATATCTCCGTCATTGACATCAGACCCGGTGCCAAGCAGGACAATTTGGCCCCCCAAATATTTTATTGCATTGACTGAATTGATTGTTGCACCTATTTCAATCTGCGAAAAGGTGTCTCCATAATTAATTGATTTATATATATCTCCCTCTCCGCTAAAGCCTCTTGTTCCCGCGAGTACTGTTCCATTTCCGAGATTTTCAATTGCTGAGACAACATTTAGTCCGGCTCCCAATTCCTTTTTAACCCATGTATCACCATAATTTATCGATTTATAAACGTCTCCATCTCCATCCTGAGCGCCAGCCCCAGCTAATACAATTCCATTTCCAAGGTTTGAAAGAGACTCAATAGTGTCAAGACCAGCTAAAACAAGAACATGGTTCCAGGTCAAACCGTTATCAGTTGATTTATAAATTGCACCACTTTGACTGAGTCCTCCAACTCCGGCTAGTATAATACCATCGCCAAGGCACTCGAAACAATATGTTGATGTTACAGGATAAGTAAAAGAGACATTAATTTTTTTCCATGTTTCACCATAATCAACCGATCTATAAATACCAGCTCCGGATGTTTCTGAGGTACCGCATAAAATAACACCATTTCCAAGATTGCAAAAGCACAGGACATAACTAACATCTGATCCAAAATCAGTTACTTTCCACCTTAAGCCAATATCAGCGCGTAATCCCTCGGGAATCATTTCAAACGGCAATGAGTGCAAGTTTTCAGTTGTAAATAATCTTTGCAGACCCTCAAAATATTGAGATTTTGATTCGTTTTCCTCTGTAGCATCCGGAACAATAAAGGCTTTTTTTAAGATGTGAGATAAAAATCCCCACACGTTACGCTGCCAAGTTCTTTCAAGCGGAGTTCCTGTTTTATCACCCGCCACGACATCATTCTTGAATGTTCCATCCGGATTGTCGACATCGACGTCAGATTGTGTTGGGTAGAGATCTTTGAGTTTGTGTGTCATTTTTTTTTATACCGGTTTTGGATACATCGCTTTGATTGATGTTATCCAGTCATCATATAGTGTGGTTGAGTTTACTCGGTCCCAGTATTGCATATCAAATTGTTCACACCAGGATTTCTTGTTATATTCGGCTTGTCTCAATCCGATATATGCAGTAGCTTCAATCGCTGCTAATTCAGCAGCTGTCTGGTATTCTTCTGGAACGTTTCCGAGAGCGAGCCATGCCTGATAGTCATCGCTCATTTGGCCGCATCCGATTTTAAAAGTTGTCCAGGTGTCGTCGTCATTAACAGCATTCACTAATTCTTCAAATTGAGTCAGTTTATAATTTATGATCATTTTTTTATATTTTAAATTGGTGGATAAACGGATGGTGAAGGATAAAAAGGAGGTTTTGATTTTAAATGCATTGTATAGACAAAAGAATATTGATCGGTTTGTGCAGATTCATGCCAAAACTCTTGTTCGAGCTGATTTTGCCCAGACCTCGGTTTAATTTTAAGATTAGTCAGAATAATATCATCATTATAAGCTATTCCTGCCCCATCACAAAATTCAGCGCCAATTAATGCCTCAGTTCTAAATTGATAACTAGGACTGGTCATAATAATATAAATTGAAGATCTTAATCCTTGCACAATTGTAAAATTTATAAATACAGTCACTTTATATCTGTGAGTTCCTCCGGGACCTCGGTTCTTAGTTGCTAAAGCTTTAAATGAAGTTATTGTTCCATTATTTGGGCCGGAGCTAGCAGTTACAGTTATATCATCAAGAGTATATTCTTTCTGATATTGCTGTTCTTGTTGCTTTATCCTGTATTCAAGCGCATCGAAAAGTTGATGATTTACTAAATTTTCCTCCGAATTATTCTGCAATATCGAAGCGTTTGATAATAATTTGGTTCCAAACCCACATAGATCGGAAGCCCATCTTCGTTCGTAAAGAGTTTCATCGATGCCGAGTGCTCGATTCTGAAATGTTCCATCAGGGTTATCAGGATTGATTAAAACCCTGCCGGGATATATGTCTTTTAATTTGTGTGCCATGTTAAGGTACAAATGAAGGTTTTGCAGACAATCTAACATGTCCTGAAAAGAAATAATAATTTGTAACTGTATTTGCGTGCGCTATCTGTATGGTGTTTGTTAGAGGAATTGTATAAGCATTGACAGCCAAGTTTATTTGCCCAATATTTGGGATTACAATAAAAGGGACATTACCATATATGCTGCTAAAGCTAAAGCCAGAACATGTGAGCAAAACACCTAACCTCGCGGTATTAGTCAATTGTCCTCCGACATAAATTTTGCCCCCCCATTGATCACCAACACCGGCTCCAGGTGTCGGATTAAAATAGGGTATTAGCCGCGCATAAAGAGTTGTCCAATTCAATCCAGTGATCAGAAAATCATACTCGTATCTGTAACTATCGACTATTTCCTGATTATAATTAGTCAATGCTTGAAAATACTGAAAATTGTTCAGATTTTCTTCCGTGTTATTTGCAACAACACCACCCATTTGCAAAAGCTTAGTGACAAAACCCCATAGATCTGAGGTCCAACGTCTTTCAAATGGTGTTCCGTTTTTTAGAATATCAGATGTTCGATTCTTAAATGTTCCATCCGGATTATTACCGTCAATTGTCACCAACCCGGGATAAATATCTTTTAATTTATGTGCCATGTTAAATATAATTGATTAATAGTGCTAAGTATTGTTGAGCAGGGAAATAAGTCAATAATAAACGTTCAAACTCGTCCCTTTTTGAAGCTGGAATATCAACGAAATCTGGAAATGTTTCACCACCAATATAAATAACGAAACGAAAACCGTCCACAGTGTTTGGAACGTCATAAATAATATCGAAAAATTCAATACCTTCATATATCCCGCATCCGGCTTCAGGACTTCCACAATCTGAATCTGGACCTAAGCAATAGGTTTGGTATTGATCTAGGGCGAAAGTCGGGCCTTTGTTGACTAGGATTGATCCATTGCCTGAAATCAGTATCCCGCAACCTGCTTCAGGACTTCCACAATCTGAATCGGGAGCGAGGCAGTAGGTTTGGTATAGCTCAGGATTATCATTTACAACGTAAGCGTTAGGATTTTTAGTATCATAAAGACCACCGCCCAAATCAGTCCACCATTCATGAATAAAAACATCCATATATCCAGCGCTGTGTATCAGGTCTTGTAAGTAGTCTTTGCCTTGTCCTCCCTGGGCTCTCCATCTTGCCAGAATTCCATCTCTTCTATCAGCTTCGACACCATTGCCTTTAATGTTAAATTGCTGCTCCCATTTTGCGAGCTCCCTGGTTTCCAGCGGAAAAATATCATTCCAAACATTGTCGATGAAATCCTTAATCGTTGCTGGAAAATAAGAATAGCCCTTCACGTATTCCTTCAGCGGTGACGCGACCAATCGCCATGCCTGCGAACGTGTGACCAGATGTTTGAATGTAGTAAATATATTATCCATCAAAAATTTATGCTTGATGCTTTGGATTTTTCGCCAACTGCAAGAAAATATATGTCAGTTGGAGTTGTGCCATCATAAAATAAAGTTACATCAAGAAAAGAACCACCTGCTGCTGTAACAAAACTATCAATGATCGATCTTATATTATTCCTTTGTATTTTGTCACGCCTGGGAAGTGGTGTCACACCTTCGATGTATGGACTTCTTTCCAGAAAATAAGCCGTTATTGCGTCTTCAATCGATTGCTGAACAGTTGCCGGATCGTCAACAATCAATCCAGTTATATAAACATCAAATCCGCGCCGTGTAATCGGATAAACGTTTAAAAATGCGTTGACGGGCTTCCGCGTCTGTAAGCCATCGTCAAAAGTTATCGCCTCTCTCACATCGTCTAAAATATCCTGTGGGGGGATTCCGTCAGGATCAATATCTGTGCTACATTCAACATAAACGTCAACAAATCCTGGATCTCCCGTGTATGGAAGAATACTAATCACTGATGTTGGTTCAATTCCCCAAATGACATAATCTGCACCTGCTCCGCCTTGCGGCTGTTGTTGAAATCTGTCAATGACACGCTGTCTATAAACAGGCTCTGTTTCAGCATCAACACCTGTTGTAACGATGCTATCAACAATCATGTCCCGTTCAACATTTGGCAATGGATTGACAAAAGAAACGACATCACCGGGATCAAGATTTCCAACAATACCACCGCCGGTACCGCCATCAATGTCTGACGCGGCTCTAAAAGTGCCTTGTTTTATTGCTGCATCAAGTATGACGGGAGAGAGTAAAATGTACGTGATAGCGTTTTTATTACTGACTGCCTGGGTTCCGGCGAGTAAAGAGCCGGTTTGATTCGTGACTGTGATATCAAGCAGTAGTTCAGCCTGTATGGCCAGATTTGGGTCCCCTATCCCGATTAATCGCCCCCATTCAACAAGGGGCCTGACCTTGACGCCTAAAACTTCAGTCTCTTCAAAAGATGCCGTTCGTACAAAAATCTGCAAGAACATCCAGCCAGCATATTTGTAAACTATCATAAACACACCGGCCAAAACTTTAGCAAAAAAGCGAGTGAAAGCTCTTGGAAGTAACGTCGTGACAATGCTTGTTGAAGCTACAACTTGATTGACTATCTGCTCAGCAATTTCTTTTGTTGTCGGTGTTTCATGCGCCATTGAATTCTGACTCCATTGCTTGCCAATTTGATAAAAATGTTAAATTGATAGCGTTCCCGTCTGCAAATGCGTTAATTGCTATTTTTGCTTTTCTGACTCCAACAATTGAAACCGTTACTGTTAAATCAGTAATTGCGCCGGAATCAATATATGTTTTGAGATCATTTTTGACGGCATCCTCGATCTTTCTTAGATTGCCTGAGACTAACGGTAGACTCACTAATAGATTCTGAGTCCTGGATCTGAATTGATATGCCGGGTCATCCTCGAGCAGATTTCCCCACCAGTTTTTAGGATTATTCAGGGACCCGTTATCATCTGCATTTCCGCCAAACAATGACATAAAAAAGTCAGTCTCAAAGCCGCCAGTTGTTTTGACATCTTGATTATTTTCAATCGTTATGTTCCCGCCATTGGCAGTTTGAAAAAGCAAAATATCACTCATGGTAATTTCACCTCTTCAACCTTAGCGCCGGAAATATCAGCCGTACTTCCAGCAACAGGAGCACCACTTGTTCCACCGCCAGTTTCAACACCGGTGTGCTGATGAGTGTCATGATCTGATTTGAGCTGATTGAAAGCTGTCTCAAGCTCAGAAAATCTAACCGCAAAATCAGAATTGCCATTTATTTCAACAATTCCATCTTTTTTGACATATATGGTTGCGACTATATTTCCGCCTGAATCCCTTGAATATATTCTGACTTCTCCCTTATCTGAGATCGGCACATTATTTGAGTCAAGGAATCCAACCAAATCTTTACCGCCTTCCGTGCTTCCTGATTCAATAGCGAATCCATAATCTCCATCTATTGGTCTTGCATCAATACCAGGCGGGTTAAAAATCCTTACATTCGCGTTATCACCCTTATAGATCTCTATCAAAGCGGATAAAACGCTGTCACGAATAACACTATTAATGACTTTTGAGATTATCCCCATGGTAGCCTCTCCGGGATTCCTCCCAATCTTGCCTCAGGTAATACAAGTTGCATAGTCGTTATGTCTGAATCTGATTTTGCAAGAGTCAAGTTATCAATTAAAAATGTTGTTTCATTATTACAATATGCGTCTGGAGCGGTCAAATTAATATAAGTGTTCCGGTCCCATATTTCGCCGCGATCATTTCTTAATCCCTGGACTGAGATGTTATATTTGATGGCATTGGCAATCATGCGGCCCATTTTCCATTTCACCGCGTCTTGAAGATCACTGCCCGAAAGCTCCTGATCGTCAATATAAACAAGCGGTCTGCTTATGGATACCAGCGGATTTTTAATCGTCACAGATTCAGCCTCTTTTAAAAAAGCTGCAGGGGATAAGCATGTAATTTCACTGTAAAATTCTTGCGGGTTGATATCTGGATCGACTGAAATCAATGGTGTATGCCCTTGCTTAAGAGTTGTTACAACAGGGCTTTTCGATGCTTTCCAGAATAATAATTTTCCATCATTTGTGTTTGAGGTTAAAAACGCCCTTTTCTTTGCCAATTTTATCAAAAAACTAAGCGGAGATTCACCAGCCTCAAGCTTGACCTTCTCAAACGCCGCCCCGCTTATTGGTGCCGGGAAAGATCCAACGCTGGCAGGAGTGCCACGAAATTCAACACCAATATCAAAAAAACTGCATAATTTAGACGCGATTTGCTCCAGGGTCTGATTCGTAAATTCCAACGGATAATCAGTATATTTCACGCTGCAGTCGTTTAAAATTCCTGGTTTTGCATATCCATCAACGCTGATTGAGCTTTCCTCAGCTCCAAGAGTCGGAAGCGGATTGACCAGAACAATTGTCGAAAATAGGTCATCATCGATATAGATCTGGCCAGCTTTAAATTGTAAAGGTCTTATAATCTCGTTGATTGCTGAATTCTGCTCGAATGGTGCGTCGAAACTGAACGTATCAAATGTCTCTATTGAACGTGTGATTGTGAACGATGACCAGAATCTAAACTCTGATTTTTCGACAACAAGAGTAATAACGTCAGACATAATATACCATTTTGCGGCCTTTTTTCAATTCAAATAATTCAATCCCTGTTAAGCCACAGGTTTGAATCACAAAATCATATTTGTTATCCAATTCTTGATAATATTCGGCACAGAAGTCAATAAATGTTCTATCACGATCTAAAATAACCGTTCTTTCAAGTAGCGCTGTGAAAACAATTTGGGTTAATCGCCCCTGTGAAATTGAAAAAACATTGTTTAATTGCTGGTAAGCCTCCCCCGTATCAATCAATTCATTTGTACCAGGCTCAATCGTTGCTGGAACTCCTTGAACCAATGCTTCTCGATTAGTGTCAGTCCAATCAAGATAATTGGTAAACAATGTGTCCAATGCGTCAATTGCGTCAATTGCGCTTGATCTGGTAGGAAAAAGAGTTGATTCAGAAATTGTTGATTCAATTGCTGCCAAAACCGCTATTGAAGCTATCAAGTTATTATTTGAAAAAGCATTGCCTGCCTGAGAGTCAAGGCCTGGTTCAAATTGATTTTCAGGCCCGTTTATGAGCGATCCGAGAAGGTTGTTATAAGCGTCCAATTTTGCTTGGATATTTGAAGCTGTTTGTGAAGGAAGACGTGTCAATGCAATTATCTGACTTGCAATCAATATTGGACCGCCGACAAGCGTTGTGATTGTTTGATCCGCAATATCAGCAACGTCATTAAATGCTCTTTCAATCTCAGCCGTTGCAGCAGCAATTTTAGCCATTGCCTTTTTTATCTTCCTAAGCCCTGCCTTTGCTGAATCAATAAAACTTGTAATTTCTTGAGCTGATTCGATATTCAAGGATTTATCGTAATTTTCAGCGGCCAACCCCGAGAAATCGTCAAAAATCTCAACCATCGCGTTTTCAGCAGAAAGCTCGCTGATTGGGAAAATAATCTTGATTGTCTCATAAAAAGTAATTTCATAAACTGCCTGATTTGCTGCTGTTACAAGCGAGTCATTGCGGGTAATGTCTCCAAACGGGACAACATCAAATGTCCCATATAGCGGATGCTGTAAAATTCCTGGGCCTTCCTCCTCGAGCGCATTGTCAAATTCTTCAGCAATTCTATCATAATCTTCACCCCAAAAAATCCAGCGCAGTGGGTACCGCCTACCGTTTTTCCCCTGGTCTTGAACATAAGTTCCAGGCACATCCGGAAATGTGAAAGCCGTTGTTTTTTTTGAAATGACTTTCGAAACGTCCTCAAAAGTTCCGTTAAATACCTTTCCTGAAGGAGAGGTATAAGTCAGTTCTACAATTCTGTCTTCGTAACTCATAAGCCCCCGCTCGTTGCAAGAGCGATTCGGGGACCGCCTCGTTTTTGTTTTGAAAGCTCAGCCCGGCCAGTTTTATCTCTGATTGTGAGAGTCGAGTTGTTTTCTGTCTCTGTGATCTGTCTATCCGTATTCTCTTCAATTGAGCGCGATAATCTTTCCTGCGGTGTCACTGGCTTTGTAGTGGTTTTTTCCTCCCCTTTTTCAAGCCCCATGAATTTCATGACTGATTTAACCCCAGGGATATTCTCTATTTTTTTTATCGTTTCGGATATAATGCTCATTGCCCCTTCAAATCCCGAAACCAATCCATCCCAAATGCTGGTAAAAAATGCTTTGATAGGTTCCCAATGCTTGATAATCAACGCCGGTATTGTAATAAACGGTAAAAATATCGCCCCAAATGCTGCAAAAAATGGATTGTCAAGCAGTCCTGAGAACCAATTCCATATTGATTCAGCGCCGGTTTTTATAGCTGCGACGACGGCATCCCAATTATCTATCAAAAGAACGATTCCAGCCACAAGAGCGGCTATTGCAATAATAATGATAGATATTGGATTTGCTGTCATCACAGCATTAAGAATTCCCTGGGCAATGGCCCACACCTTAGTTGCAAGAGCGACGGCAATCAAAACAGTTTTGAAAATCAATAAAGTGGCAACAAAAGGCTTGAGAAATGGAGACGCCCACATCAACCATTCAAAAGCTTTCTCACCAACTGCCCAAATTATTTTTAAAACATCTATTACCGTATTTATTTCATCGCGGAACAAAGTAAATGACCCCGTTGCGTCAGTATTGGCCAATATAAAAGCATCAATACCCCTCGTAACGTCTGTAAATTTTTCAAGGATTCCAGAGAGAGGGCCTTTAATCAATGAGAATATTGTTAACTGCACCCCTTCGATTGCTGACATTAAAGAGTTAAATCTTCCCTGTACTGTATCTCGCATTGCTGTAGCCATATCAGTGCTTGCTCCCTTCGCACCTAATAAGCCATCTCTAAATTCTGCAATTTTCTTTGATCCTGCCTCCAATAAAATATTAATACCACCCTGCGCTCTAAGCCCGAATATTGTAGATATTGTGGCAGTTCTTTGAGCAGTGCCTAATCCTTCTAATCCTTTTTCGAAATCTGCTAATATATCAACAACGTCTCTAAAATTTCCAGACTGATCCTGTGTTCTAATACCCATCTTTTTAAGCATATCAGCGGCTTCCCCTGTTGGTGCCGCAAGTCTGACCATGACATTTCTTAATACAGTTCCGGCAGCCTCACCTTTTTTGCCAGCATTCGCCATAATCCCGGTAAGCGCCGCAAAAGATTCTATTGATTGACCAGCTGTTTTAAAATCAGCCGCCCCTGCGGCAATTGATTCAAAAAGCTGTTCCATGTCTGTATTGGCGGAAGTTGTTGTTTTCGCTAATACGTCATTAACACGGGCTAAATTCTTGGCGAGCTTTATTGGATCTTTAACAGATAACCCAAAAGCGCCCAATGTATCCGTTGCAATATCAGTTGCTCTCGCGAGATCTAAACTAGCAGCCGTTGCGAGATCAACTACTCCAGGTAATGCGGCTATTGACTGAGCGGCATCAAATCCGGCCATTGCAAGAAAGTTTATAGCTCCAGCAGACTGCGTCGCTGTAAATTCAGTTGTTTTTCCAATTTCTTTGGCAGCATTTTCGAGGGCTTCATATTCTTTTGTGCCTTTTCGAATCAGTCCTGGAAATTTGGCAGCCGCACTCACCATTGTTTGCTCAAACACAGCGCCTTTTACCGCTGTGTCTGCCATAGCAACTCCGAGCGCGACGACTCCTATAACCGCTGCTTTTGCAATAGTTTTGCCAATGATTTTTCCAAGCGCTAAAAATCGCCGGCCAAGCTTATCAATTTTTGTATTGGATTCTCGAACGAAATTGGAAATTGACCGGCCCATGGAGCGGACCGGCTTGGAAATTTTGTTTATTCCTCTAAAAACAGCGTCAACAGTGAATCTTTTACCTGCCATTATTTGCCTTTTGTTGTCTGTTTTAGAGTGTTATGCAGCCCTCGATAATAAAATCTTATCTCATCAATATCTAAATGAAGTGGATCAGATGCGCCGGGATAATCCATTGCTACCTGGTACATCTGCTCGATAATTCCGTTAACCCCTTTTACCTCAACTTCAGCGCCATGCCGGATTATAGTTGAGGTTACGCGCCGAAAAAAAGGGAAACCATCTTCATTCCGAACCAAAGATCACGCGCATCCATGTTCATCAAATTTTTTGGATCAATACCGACCCAGGCGCCAAGAAATGCAGACGTTTTATGGACTGCCTGACTTTCTTTGTAACGATCCATCACGACGAAAGCAGATCCCTTGAACGAACGTCTGAACGTGATTTGGCTCTTTTGAGAATTTCCAACTTTAATCGTCTCAGCAAGATTGAATGTTAAATCGCCATTGTCTTCTGTTTGAGTAATTCCGTTCATGAGCGCAAAAACAAATTTCTTTTTGATCTGTCTAAAATCTGCCTTTTCCTCCGCGTCCATATCATTTTCATCTGTGTCCAAACGCAAATGGTCAGCCCAGGCTTGAAACTCTGATTCAGCCATTTCTTTAGGGATTGAAGAACGCGGCTTTTCTTCAGCAATATCTAAGCTGTCACCTTCAATCTCTTCATTGAATTCTGGTTCCATATCTTATTGTTGTGTTAAGCTACCAGGACCGGAGAATGATATCGGCATGGTTGCATTTTGGTTAGAAAATTTGAGTTCATCGACAATTTGGCCTAAACCTCCCCAAACTGTACCACTTGAAAAACTGAAGCTGATAGGGAAAAATCCGTTCTCATTAGCTTTGCTTTGCAGATATTCTTGGTGATCAAGTAAATCATCAATTGCCAATGATAATGCGTCAACCATCCAAGTTTTTGCAGATTTGATAAGGCGCCCAGTATTATCTCCATTGGACTGTACCTCATTCGTTTTGCCGCCAATTTGACGTCCTGCATCTGCATCAGCGGCAACTGAAAAATAACGGCCATCAACTTCAACAGATACGATCGGACCTCCGACTGCTGTCATATATCCCCCTTATGCTGCTAATGCGGCTGTTCCGAAGAAAAAGCCCCAGTTTGCGGTTATTGAAATAATTCCAGTATTGCCGGAAATTTGATAAGTGAAAGAAACATCGAGACGCCTCGGATTCGTAGGACTGATATTTGCAACAATGGTTTTTTTAGCCGTTTCAGGATCAGAAATAATAGCCTCAAGAGCCAATGAATCAAGCATAACAGCAATTGCCGTTTTTGCTGTTTTAGGCTTTTTGGCTTTAACGTTTGTGGTTGCGTCATTGTCTGGAATTAATGGCGCGCCTTTCCAATCATCAGCTTCAAAAATTAAAGACAAATTGAAAAGAACGTTCATGACTTTCACAATATCATTCACGAATCGATAAGCCGGTGGTTCCTCTCCGGTAGGATGATAAAATGTGACGGTGTCAGAAAGCTCGATTACATTATCAATAACTTCAATCGTGGAAGATCCTCCCACGACTGCCGGCTCTCTTTCCAGATATTCCCATTGTTCGGAATCAGTTCCAGGGATAATGCTTGTCACTCTTTGCCCAGCATAATCAACAGGTGGATTTCCATTCGCCACAACTGCAATTTTTGCAAGTTCAGCCGCCGCCACAATAAATGGCAAATTATCAGATCCTGGTGCGACAAGTTGAGCATTGATTCGATGAGTTTTTTTAGCCTCCGGAGTCACAATTGCTGCTGCCTGGCTCGCTTCTGTTGTGCCCGTGAAAACAATTGCCGGTTTTCTGATAGTCGGTCCCCAACGTGGTTCAAAAAAGTCTCGATAAAGATCAAGAGTTGCTGTGTCCGCGATATCCAAACAGTTTAAAATAAATGTTTCCCAAATATTGCCGACTTGGGGAAGTACCGCCGTAATATCTGGGTTTGCTGCGCCGCCAGCAGTATTTGATGTTCCGAAAGAAATTCCGGCCTCTGTCCCTACAACTTCAATTGCAATGCTATTTCCACTAGCCCCTTTCCATTTTGCTGTCAAAGATACGCTTGTATCAGGCCCGACATTAGCAGCAATAACCGGCATATCAATCACAGAATTTACAGCTGTGACAATTGCCGCCACTGCTTGAGCAACGGTTGCGCCAATTGCAAGAGTGAATTGCTTTGATCTGATATTTCCGACTTTGACATAATAAGTCTGCACCGCTGTTTGGGCACCGATCGGAGTAATTGTTCCAACTGCGGCAACTCCTGCGCCATCTCCCTTAAGCGGGAAAATGGTGACAGGGATAATCCCAACCCCGCCACCATTAGGGGGAAGCAGCTCTTTTACAGCAAGATGCAATGGAGAACCATAGCCGTAATTATCGCCGACATATTTCGCTGTTGTGACGATTTCTTTCGTTTCTGAATAAGATCCTTCTGCAACGGTAGCGCCTTGTCCGAAAACGGAAATTCTGATCGGGAGATATTTAACACCCCCTCTTAAATTTACAAAATTTGTTTCAATCCCAATTACCCGGGAAACTGCTGAATCAGGTACGGCAACCATAAAACCTCCTATGTTGTGTCAAAATCAGCTTGTAAAATTATCTTTCCATCGCTAGCCCTCTTGACTTCTATTCCAACGACTTCGAGATTTTCATAAATTTGTAAAACAGGAAATTCATTAAAAGTCACATTTAAAACGATTCTCATCGCGATAACGCCCTGAACCGGTCTATCTCCAATCTGGGGTTGAAAAACCTCTTTTGAAGCTATCCACCGTTTTCCAACAAGATTTTGAGACCTTAAATCAATTACCTGTTTCAATTGCAAATGCACATTATCAGGATGCATCAAGATATTTCTGACCAATCGTGCGATTCTATGCAATGCCAAGACTGAGCTTTGATCAATCGGATTGTGACCGCCTGCAATATTATCACTTGCTGAAACTGCTGCATAAATATCAATGTTGTATGTTGCAAAATCGCGTTGAGATCTCATCACATCGCCGTCAGATTCAGGGAAGTTTGATCGATCATACCAAACATTAACTACGGGCACCGGTTCCTTGTCCTCTTGAAAAACCTCAAAAGGGTTCATTTTTTCCGAATAGACATCAAATTTCCATAAATCAGGATCTTTGCCTGCATCTATTGCTAATACTTGCTGAGCCATTGTTTCAGCTGCAAGTATAGCCGCAATCTGAGTGCCCACAATTTCAAAATTATCAAGTTTGTCAATTAAAGGGATCGTCATTTTTTATATAGACTCAATGTGCAATTCAAAATTCCAAGTGCCCTATCTGGATTCGCTTCCAAAACTGTGAAGGCATGAACGCCACCAAGCTGATCAGTCCATTCCACAATCCAAGGTTTTTTAGTCTTGTCTGATTGAGCTGCCGGAAAAGATGTAAAGCCTTTGTCCGTTAACTCTTGCATATCAACCGCAATAGTTGCTGTTCTTCCGCTCACAGCAACACCTGTATTTGGATCGATGGCGAATGATATATCGTTTGTTCTTCCAGTAACGGTTTCGCTAAATAGATCCGGATTGGTCAACGTGATCACAGTTCCGAAACCGTTGACCGAATCCTTCAATGTGAATGCTTTGTCTTGCTGCGCAATGTCCAGAAAATTCATTCGCCATCCGTTTCAAGCAACAAATTTTGAAAATTTTTCAGCTCTTCCCGAATCTCATCGGCTTTAGATCCATTCAATTCAATTTCCCATTTTTCGGCAAATTCAATCATCGGATCTTTGTTCATTTTGTCAAAATCTGCTGACAAAATCGCTTCTTTTTTTTCCTTCTCAGCTCTTGCTTTGGCCTCTGCAGCATCTCTTAATTTGCGCTCAGCCTCTTCATTCTCAGCTTTTGCTATAGCGATCAATTTTTTCTCATCATCTGTCAACTGGATCTCCTTTAAGGCTCCAATTTCGACAAATGTATCAATCAGTTTTTGCTTTGATTCTTTGTCATTGCCACTGAAATTATCAAGAGTCAAGACAGCTCCTTCATGAGCTACTCCCATTCTACAAGTGACTGTCCGGCCCTTTTGAACCTCATATCTTTTTTTGAAAATCGACATTTTAACACCCTTTAAAAGCCCGGATCACCGGGCAGTGATTATGCAACAGTGAATGTACAGAATGAATCAATATCAGTAGGCACACACAGAGGAGCTGATTTCACGCCATATTTCGCATTTTGCGCCATTTCATCAACAGCTCCATAGGTATGAAAATCCCCGCGCATTGTCATTGGGAATCTTGTAATACCAAGACTTGCAAGCTCAGGATTATTCGCTGTTACCAATTTTTCAATCCCTGCATAATACAAATCAAACCTCGATCTTATATTCCCAAGCCATACTTTATCAGCAGGCACATAAGGGACTTGTTGACCTTCATTCGGCAATCCGTATCCTACCGGGACTTTATAGAATTGAGGATAAGTCCAAATATTGATCCGGTAATCACCAATTGTTAATTGTCCATGGAACACAGCGCCATCGGCATTCATTGCCGGAGGTCTAATTGCCATGTTTTCAGCTTGCTGAAATTGATCCTGCGCCTTTGCTTTGAACTGCGCATTATTGAATAATAGATTTCTAGCTGTCTCGCCGAAAATCGCGTCAGTCGTAACTGTAAATCCATCTTTACGATTCAAAAGAGCGCCACCAGACAAGTCATTAAACGGAACACCTGCAGCATTTGACCAGGCGACAACTGGCGAGATCTGATGTGATACTTTCTGTTTAAAATCGATTGTATCGCGATTGATTAAAGGAACAGTTCCGGTGAAAAAAGCATCCGCAGCTTGTTTTTCGATTGCCCGGATGATCTTATCTTGCAACAAGACTTGATCGTCAGTAATTGCTGCA